TATTTTAATAATCTATCGAGACCACCACTTTCCCTAAGTCTTGAATCAGTGTCTTTAGATGTAGCTGAAATTTCAATAGGAGTATCATGTTTTATATTTGTACCGTCCGAACTTGTTATTGAAAAACCTTCTTCTTTATTTTTTAATCTCTGTCTGTCATCCATATCAATTACACTATAATTACCATTTGGATCTTTTTTAAAGGCATTTTTTGTTTTTATAGTCATATTGCTTCCCCTTGGAGGCTCATATTGTAAACACTTTATTTGAAGTCTATCACCTGTTCTCTCACTCGGTCCTTGTGGAATTGGATAAGTGTATAATTTCTTTCTTCCTTTTCTTTTTAAAGGTGTTTGTTTTTGTTTTTTATCAGTGCCTCCTTGAGTAGCTTTATTAGCCAGATGAGCTTCAGCTTTTTTAAAAGCTTCTGCCTCAGACTTTTTAAAACTATCATAAAATGATTTATCTCCACCTGCTGGTATCATTATCGACCTCTTTTTTTAAGTATTTAGTATGATTTTGACAAAAGGAAGAGTTCTTAAATCTCTTAACTCCATTTCATCTACTTTATACAAACCACCAACCACTTCTGGGAAAGTATATTGTCTCATTTCACCCCAATGATAATTCAATCCTTTGAATCCCCATTGAAAAACTTCAGTCACAGCAACAAGAGGGTGTGAGTCATATGCAATACCAGGTGTCTTTGCACGATACACAAAAACATAAAAATTACCTGCTTCAGGAACGTTACTCCCTTCAGTCAGGACACCTAATACTTCTGTTGCTAAATCATCGGGACTCTCTGTGCCGACAAGATTTTTCATTATAGGATCTATACGACTCATATATCTAACTCTTTTTCTGTTATTACTTTAAATTCCCACATTCTGTCAGCACAATATTCTCTAGCTGCTTTCCATTTTGCTTGATTTCTTGCATATTCAAATGCTTCACGAATATAACCTTTAGTTTGTCTTTTAGGTCTTTTAGGTTTTACAGTTTGTTTGAGTGGTTTGACTTCAATAAGATATCTTTTTATTTTACCAGTGTTTTCTTGAACCTTTATATAAAAATCTGGAAAGTAACGATGCACACGACTATCGTGTGGAGAAATATATGGTAATGCTATCTCTTCACTTCCCCACTCTAATATCTTTGCATTTTTATCACAATATACCATAAACTTTCTTTCCCAGAGTGACCTGTAAATTATATTAGTTGGATCACCTTTATACTTTCTGGGAAATGAAGGATAGTATTTTCCCTTATAAGACATCTAAATAACTATACTATAAATGTATTTAGAGTGGCAGCACCGAGACCAAGAGGAATATCAGATATAATGCCAAAGTTACAGAACGTATCTTTGTCATCGCAGTTTCTTGTAAAATTTGCTTTACCAAGGGGAGATTGTAGAACATATTTAAGATCAAAAGGAGTCAATGATCGCTTTATAGCAGATGATGTTGGATTATTATGCACCGATGCTGTGTTACCTGGTAGTGCTTTAGCATCTGTAAATACAACAGGTGATTTTCAAGGTTTAACTGAGAGATTTGCACATACTAGACAATTTACACAAGTTAGTTTTGAGTTTTATGTTGATAATGAATATAGATCGCTTAAATTTTTAGAACACTGGATTGATTTTATAGCGAGTGGTTCAATCGCTGATCCTTCATCTGATACTTATCATTTTAAAATGAAGTATCCTCAAGAGTACAAATCCAATGATACGAGGGTTGTAAAGTTTGAGAGAAATCACTCTCAGTTTTTAGAGTATAGATTTATTGGTATGTTTCCAATATCTCTCAACTCTACAAGGGTATCATACAATAATTCTCAAATTTTGAAAGCAAGTGCTCAATTTAGTTTTGATAGGTATGTATGTGGTGAGTCTTCTTCATTATCAAGAGCATTAGGAATAGATTTAAACAATCAAAGGGGTAAAGACAGAGCAGCATCTTTATTTACAGCGAGAAAGAATGCTAGTTCATTAAGCAGAGTAGTAAACGCATCTAAAAATATATTAAATCAGGGTATAGGTTATAATTATAAGCAAAATAATCAACCTCCTTCAAAAAATCCAACACCTTCTTCAATTCGTTTCTGATATACCCTATAAATAATCATACTGAAGTGTTGTAATTATTATGCCATTACCAACCATATCAACTCCAACGTATGAGTTGACTCTTCCTTCTTCAAATAGGAAAATTAAATATAGACCATTTTTAGTTAAGGAAGAAAAGATATTAATTCTAGCGATGGAATCCCAAGATTCTAAAGCAATTGCGAGAGCAGTTAAAGATGTAATATCTAAATGTATTTTGTCTAAAGGTATCAAAGTTGAAAAACTTGCTACATTTGATATTGAATATTTGTTTTTAAATATTCGTGGAAAATCTGTTGGAGAACACATAGAAGTGATGGTCACTTGCCCAGATGATGGGAAAACACAAGTGCCAATGTCCATTAATATCGATGATATTAAAGTTCAAAAAGACAAGGGACATTCAACAGATATAAAACTTGATGAACAATATACATTAAGAATGAAGTATCCATCATTAAGTGAGTTTATCAAAACTAATTTTGATAATGTAAACGATATGAAAGTTGATGATACTTTTGACTTAATTGCTCAATGTATTGATCAAGTGTATACTGAGGAAGAGTCTTGGTCACATCAAGAATGTACAAAAAAAGAATTAAATGATTTTGTCGAATCATTAAATTCTAATCAATTTAAGATGGTTGAAACATTCTTTGAGACTATGCCTAAATTATCGCACACAATCAACGTAACAAATCCAAACACTAAAGTTGATAGTGAAATAAAAATTGAGGGGCTGCAGAGTTTTTTCGGATAAGTATGGCACACGAAGATCTTGTGTCATACTACAAGTTGAATTTCGCAATGATGCAGCATCATAAGTATAGTTTAACTGAACTTGAGAATATGATTCCTTGGGAAAGGGAAATCTACATTTCACTCTTACAACAATATATTGAAGAGGAAAATTTAAAAGCACAGCAAGAACGTAATGGATGAGGAACAAGGGTTACAATCCCCGATAGCAGGAGGAATTAGAGGTATTAGAAGAAGTGTATCTTCTGGTATCTTTACTGGTCGTGCTGTTCCACCACCAGTTGCTCAACCAGATCCACAAACTACAAGTTTATTAAGTCAAAATTCATTAACACTTTCTACAGTATCAGGACAACTTACTAACATATCTCAGCAAGTTGGTTCTTTGAATAGTTCATTAGCAGTAATACAAAATAATTTATCAATTAGTGGTACATTAGAGAGACAGAGAGAAGCAGCAAAACAGAAGAGAGAGGCTATCTTAGCCGAGCAGGGATTAAGAGAGGGTAAAGAATCAGAATTAGAGAAAAAAATTCAGGTAGCATTATTATCTCCAGTAACGAAAGTTGCAACTTTCGCACAAGGTATACTAAGTAGATTAACTAACTTCCTACTTATTCTCGCTGGCGGATGGTTAACTGATAAAATATTAACATTTATAAGATTAGGTTCAGAAGGTAATATTGATAAATTAAACGAGTTTAAAAGAAAGTTCCTAACAGATTTAGGAATTTTAGCTGCTATTGGTGTTGGACTCACAGTTGGTATAACAAAAATCATAGGCACAATCGGTACTTTAGCAGGTCTAGCTGTAAAATTTGCATTTACAAATATAGTTAAAAAACCATTCCTTGCTGCCACGACTTTCGTATTCAGAAACCTCGCAAAATTTAAGGATTTTATATTAAAAGGATTGAAAGGTCTTCCCAAAACAGCAGCAAAGGGAAATTTCTTTAAAAATTTAGCGATAGGTGGTGGTATTGGATTGTCATTACTAAATCCAAAGAATCTTTTTAAAGGAATTAAAAATTTCTTCAAGTCACCGTTTGGAAAAAAAGCAGTTAGTGAGTCAGTCGAGACTGGTGCAAAAACTGGAGTAAGTAAAGGTTTTATTCAAAAATTAGGTGGTAAAGTATTTCTAGCATTTGAAGCGATAGGAGCATTTTTTAATTATAGAAATAGAATTGGAGAGGATAAAGATGGAGATGGTGTAGGTGGACAGACACAAACTCAAGCAATTTCTGGAACAACTGCTGGACTTGTTGGAACACTCACACCATTTTTAGTTGGAATGACATTATTTCCTGAACTAGGTAGTTCTATAATTGGTGGAATTGGTCTTGCACTCGTAGGTATGTTTACTGGGGGTGCTGCTGAAAACTTATCTGATAAGATTACAGGTGTAGAAAAGCCAGGTACAAGTGATGGTCAAGGTGATGGTTCAGGTGATGGTTCAGGAGTTGAGGGTACACAAACAGTAACACAATTTGAAGCAGTTGAGACTTCATCATCTGTATTTGGTAATAGTTCTGATGGGATTCAACCAATTAATAAAAAACAAGCGTTGAATGTAAGTGAACAAATATCTCAACCTTTAGACAATTCTGAAGTCCAATATGTTGCGTTACCTCAAAATGAAAATGGATTAAATCCTAATGCAGGTAATGGTGGTATAAGTTCAAAGTCTCCGAGTGATCAACTTCCTAATATACCTTCATCTGATTTTTCAAATAATTTCATTGGTTTGACTGAATCAATTTATAATGTGGTGGTATAATGTCAGATATTAGAGAAAGAAGAAACGCACTTCTCAAATCATCAATTAGTATAAAAGCAATTGGTAACTCTGTTACTAATTTTACAAAGGGATTATTCAAAGCTAGGTCAACAGCTTCTGATATAGCACAGCAAACAAATGAAAATAACAAATTCAAAAGAACTTTAATTGGTAATGATGAAAGATATTTTACGAAGAGAAGAGAGAATGCAAGAAGAATACAACGTGAAGATGAATTAGAAGCATCAACAACTCAGGGTGTAGCAAAAAGACAAGGTGCTCTTGTATCAAGAAGTACAAAAGGATTCTTAGGAAGAATTTTAGATTTCTTTGGTATTGTTTTGATAGGTTGGTTTGTAAATAATCTACCAGGTATAATAAAAGCCATACAAGGTTTAATTAATAGAATAAGAAAAATAACAACAATTCTGACAAATTTTATTGATTATATTGGTGACTTCTTAACTAATATTAGAGTTGGAATAACAGATGCGATATCTAAACTTCCATTTATAGATCTTTTAGGATTAAAAAGAGCCAATGAAGAAAAACTTGATGAAGCTAATATTAATTTAAATAAAGCTAGAAATGATTTAATAGATATAGCAAGTGAATATGATCGAGGTGGTGGAGCTGTTGGTCTTCAAACTGAGAGTGGAGAAGAAGACATTCCAGAATTAGTAGTTCCTCCTGATACTCCCGAACCATCTGGTGATACAGAATCAGATAAAACAGAAGATCAAGGTGATGGTCAAGTTAGAGGACAACAAAATGAACAAAATGAAAAAGACATGACTCCTTCCGATGATAAAAAAGAAGATGATGATAGTGATTTAGTGGATGGAATGCCTAATGATATGAATCTTGATGAAATGAATGATAATCAGACACAGACTGGTGATGCAAATAGTCAAGAATCCATAGAATCTAGAGATAATCAAAGAGGAAACGAAGAAGCAAGTTCAGAGAGTTTAGTTGAGGGTGTAAAAACTTTCATATCAAACTTCTTTGGTGGTAAAGATAGAAATGAACAAACTGTTGAAGAACCAAAGGTTGAAGATACAGCACTAGCACAAAGTATTATCAAAGATATAAAAGGACTTGAAAAAGAAGCAAATACAATTATTGAATCAGGTGATATTAATGGAATGAAAGGAGAAAAAGTTGTAAATTTAAGTGGTGGACGAAGAGATCGCAATAAGGTTATAGTAATCGAAAAACCAGTTTATATGCAGTCTGGTGGTGGAGGAGGAGTAGTTGGTGGATCAAATAGTTCTAATATGCAA